AAGATGCAAGTCCACCCGGACAAAGTTGCTTCTTACCTGGATACCAAGTTCAAAAAGAAGTATGGCATCGGACAGTACAGAGGCCGTACCCACTTCGACACCAGCTCTTCGGGGCGCCGTAGATGGGATAAAAGACTCTCATGAGCAGAAAATTCTTCATAGCAATCAGCATGGAGGCCATAGCTACATTAGCTCTCTTTGCTGACAAACTGGATGGTGGTGAGTTCGTGATGCTCGCTGTCGCTATCTTAGGTATCTATGGGTACCACAATGTTAACGCTCTCAAGGCGGGGGAGAAGTGAAAACACTACACTTCATAGCGGGGTTCCCTCGAGCCGGCTCAACCTTATTGTGCAATATCCTGAATCAGAACCCTCGATTCCACGCAACTTCAACCTCCGGGATACTGGAGATTGTGCTCGCTATCCGGAATCAATGGGAGAATGTGACCGCTTTTGCGGCCTCACCCAACAAGGAAGGAAAAACCCAGGTGATGAGGGGAATCCTTAACAGTTATCACGAAGAGGTCGAGCGGCCAGTGGTATTTGATAAGTCTCGAGGTTGGGTTGGCAAAATAGATCTTGCTGAGCACCTCCTCGGGGCTAGAGTCAAAATCTTGGTTCCTGTTCGGTCGATCGTAGATATACTTGCTTCATTCGAAAAACTGTATCGTGCAAATGCTCATGACTGGGAGTTCCCACAAGAAAAAACAAATTATCATGCCTGGCAGACAATGGAAGGCCGAGCCAATGTCTTGATGCAAGATAACCAGCCAGTAGGTTTAGCCTATAATCAGATCCGTGATTCACTGGATCGAGGATTTGAAGGCCGTATGCATCTGGTAGAATTCGAAGACTTAACATGTGATCCTAAAGAAACTATGGCAGAAATATATAAGTTTCTTGATGAGGACCTATTCGAACACGATTTCAATAACGTGGAGCAAGTCACCCATGAGAACGACGATATTCATGGTATACCTGGTCTCCACACAATACGCCCTAAAGTAGAGCCAGTAGTTGTTAATGCCGCTGGGCTTATAGGGAATAATGCATTTAACCAGTATTATGATGCACAATTTTGGAGACACAAAGATGATAACTAAAGGATTACTTGCCGGTGTTGTAGCCATGGGGCTACTTGCCTGGTTCTTCTACACTGCTAACCTGCAGTTGAAAAATGACCTTCAAGTGGCTATTATTAAAGTAGAAGCTGCTGAAACTTCGTTGCGTACAGCGCAACAGGAGAAAGAGCTGGTTGATATACAGCTAAAACAGTTTGCTGCAAAGACCGCGGTTATAGAGATGGAACGTAATCAAGCCAGGCTCGAGGTCAATAAGATGCGTGACCTGTTCCAAGACCACGATTTTGCTAAGCTAATAACGAGAAAGCCTGGCCTAATTGAAAATTTAATGATCAAGAAAACTCAGGAGGTGTTCGATGAAATTGAAACTCTTACTGCTCCTTAGCGTATTCCTGATCTCCAGTTGTGCGATGTTTCGCCCAGATGTGGTCGTAAAGACCAAACTGGCCTATACCAAAGTTCAGTGCCCGGATTACCCGTCTCCTGATGGTATTCGTATGCTCCCGGCTAAACCCAGAGCCATATTTGATACGGATGGTTTAGCCTGGGTAGGTTTCACTCCACGAGACTATGAACACCTTGGAATCAATAACCAGGAATTTATTCGGTATATCAAATCACAAAAAGGACAGACAAAGTATTATCGAGACTGTATACTCGACTACAATGTAGAAATTGAACGGCTACAGGATCTAGAGAATTCAAACAATGAGTGAAGGGTTAGCAAATATGGATAATATTACAACTGCCGTTGTGTCAACTAGCTATGGCGTTTCCATAGGTACCACGTTTTTAGGGCTAACAGTCGACCAGTGGGGTATAGCCGCCGCCGTAGTTGGTATCATCGGTGTTTGTGCCACATTTGCATTCACCGCCTGGTTCAAAATGAAATACGGAAGATAGTGTATGCCTATAGGTGACGAATTTACAGGTGAAGGCGGTGGTATAGCCGATGCTAAGACCATCGATAATACTGGCGTACCAAAGAAGCCTACCAAAGCACAAATCTTAAAAGATTTTAAAGCGGACATGAAAGCCGCTGATTGCTTGCGCCTGGAGATGGTTGCCAAGGTTGAAACCTGGAGAGACTACTACAACGGCGAATTGTACGGCAATGAGCAGTCTGGAAAGTCATGTATCGTATCTCGAGACATTAAACGCCAGGATGAGTGGCAGCATGCCTCCATCAAGGATCCTTTCGTAGCAGATCCTGATATCGTCAAATGTCAGCCGGTCACCTTCGAAGACCGTGCAGCTGCACAGCAAAACGAGTTAGTTCTTAACCAACAGTTCACCCGTCACTTCAACCGTTATAAATACATGACGGATGTCGTCAAGCTTTACTACCAGGAAGGTACGGTTATCTCCAAAACCAGCTGGGACTACGAAGACGAAATAGTTGAAGAAGAGGTTCCCGTATTCGGCCTAGACTTGACAGGTCAACCCACACAGATTGGTACCAAAGAAGTCAAGCGTATCAATGTTCTCGTCAATAAACCACATGTACAAGTTTGCCGTCTCGAAGACATATTCCTGGACCCGACATCAGAAGGTGATATGAATAAAGCTCAGTTCGTAATTCATCGTTATGAAACTGACTTATCTACATTACGCAAATCTGGTAAGTACAAAAACCTCAACAAGCTGGCTCGTAATATAGCCGGTAAAAACGACAGTGCGGCATTTGACTCTGAAGACTTTGATCCGGAAGACGAGAGCGAATTCGTATTCGAAGATGAGCCCAGAAAGAAAATCGTGGTATATGAATACTGGGGTAATTACGATGTCGACGGTGATGGAGTTGCTGAGCCAGTAGTATGTACTTGGGTCAACGACATTATTATCCAGCTAGAGTCGAATCCTTACCCGGATCAGGACCTTCCGTTCCTGATTCTGATGAACAACAGCACGCCATTCAAGATCTACGGCGAAGCTGCTGCTGAACTGATTGGTGATAATCAGAAGATAAATACTGCCATTAAACGCGGTATCATAGATAACATGGCCAATTCGAACAATGCCCAGAAGGGTATACGAACTGGCGCCCTGGATCCGATCAACAAGAAGCGCTTCCTGAACGGCAAGAACTTCGAATTTAACGGTAACCAGCAAGATTTCTTCGAAGGGAATTACAACGCTATTCCTCAAAGTGTGTTCGCCGTCATGGAGCAGAACAACAACGAAAACGATTCGATGCTTGGCGTCAAAGCTTTTACTGGAGGTATACAGGGAGCATCTCTTGGATCTACGGCTCGAGCTGCCAGCGGTGTACTTGATGCGGTAAACGTCCGTAGATTAGATATCGTCCGCAACATTGCCGAAAACCATATAAATCCTCTGATGCGCAAATGGATGTCTTACAACAGTGAGTTCCTTGGCGAAGAGGAAGTAGTCCGGATTACCAACGATGAATTCGTTCCTGTAAAACGTGACGACCTTAGAGGTGAGATCGACATTAAGATTGAAGTGTCAACTGCAGAAGACAACTCCTCTAAAGCACAGGAGCTCAGCTTCTTGCTGCAGACTCTCGGCCAAGGCATGGACCAGGGAATGCGGAACCTGCTGATGGCCGAGATCGCCAAACTGCACAGAATGCCTGACCTATCCAAGGCAATGGAAACCTTCGAGCCGAAACCTGACCCCTTCGCTGAGAAGATGAAGGAACTCGAGGTCATGAAGGTCGAGTCTGAAATCGCTGAACGTAATTCCAGGACCCGTGAGAACGAGGTCGATATGATCAATAAAGAAACTCAGGCCATGCTCAACCAGGCCAGGACTCGTCAGTTGCTGGCGGATACAGACCTCAAGGATCTTGAGTTTACCAATATAGCCGACGGTACGAAGCATGCTCGAGAAGTAGATCTGAAAAGAATTGACCACAAAGCTGTCATGGATAAAGCCCAGTCAGACAACTTCACCAAGATTGCGATCGAGGCAAATAAGCCTCAGCCAGCAAAATAATATTTGACTGAATGGTATACTTTAATATATGATTTAGCCGCTTTACTTCAAAACTAACCACAGGAACTCTATTATGAGCAATTCTGAACAAGAACAGATCGAACTCGAAACCCGCTCCCTCGAACACGCCGTAGTAATGGGCGAAGCCTGGAACCGACTCCAACGTAACTCTGACTTCAAAAAAGTCATCCTTAAAGGTTACTGTGAATCTAAGGCCATGGCCTCTGTTTCACTCCTGGCAGTACCTCAGATTAAAGAAAAAGGCCATCGTCCAGATGTAATGGAAGATTTGGTTGCTATCTCAAACCTGCAGTACTACTTCAAAATCATCGAACATGAGTATGAAGGCGCTACAAGCCCCATCCTCTCCGATGAAGAAGAAGAGGAAATAGCCCGGCTTGAAGCTCAGGAAAATATCGATGCAGCCGGTGGAGTGAACTAAGATGCCTAAACCAGAACTTACTGACGAAGAAATCGCCGACGACATCATGAATAATGATAAGGAGCCTCTCGAAGCACTTCGTGATATCCGCCGTGAAGAAGGTGTGGCCGAAGAAGATTTGCCACCCCTGGAGTCAGAAGTTCTGGTTGACGTCCTTGATGATAAGGGTGACAAAAAGGACGATGACGAGGAATTGGATGCCTTAAAACCTGGTGATGCAGATGATGAAAACCTGGAAACGGATGAAAAAGACGAGCTGACTGGCGATGCCAAGGCTGCGAAGGAAGCCGCGGATATAGCCGATGCTGCCATTGAAACTGCTAACAAAGCAGCGAACAAGGCGGCAGGTGTCGACGATGAAGGCAACCCTTTAACAGATGAGCAGATTGCGGAAGACGCCAAATCTGATGAAAAAGCGGACGATAAGGAAGAAGAGCCGACCGGAACCCGTACATTCAAAGCCAATAACCAGGACTTCACCTTCACTGACGAAGAAATACTCGAGCAGTTCGAGACTGTCTTTGGCCAGGCCATGAATTACACCCAAAAAATGCAGAAGATCGCTCCGTACCGGAAAATGATCTCTGCTCTGGAGCAGGAAGGCATCACACACGATAGCCTGAACCTGGCCATAGATGCGCTTAAAGGCGACAAAGGTGCCATCAAAAAACTGTTGGAAGTGGCCAAGGTAGATGCGTATGACCTGACCAAAGACGAAGACGACGAAGCTCCGTACATACAAACTAATTACGGAAAAAATGAAACACAACTGGATATTGAGGAAATAACTGGTAAGATACAAAACGATAAGGAGTTCAAAATCACTACGGATGTCATTGACAACCAGTGGGATGATACTTCTCGAAGGATGATTGCAGAGAATCCGAACATGATAACGGGGCTGCATAACGATATCGTAAATGGTGTGTATGATAAAGTAGCACCAGCTGCGATGAAAATGAAAGTGCTTGATGGAAATTCCAAGTCTGACATTGAATACTACATGCTTGCAGGCGAACAACTTAGGCTCAAAGTAGAGGCCCTCCACAAAGAGAAGGAAGGCCAAAACAAAGTAGACGAGCTTAACTCGGACGCACAATCAGCAGATTCAAAGTTTGATAAGGCATCATCTGAAGCCGAAAAAAAGCGGGCTGCCTCCTCTTCTAGAACAAGAGCAGACCGCAAAGGTGTCATCGATTATTTAGACGATGACGATGAAGCTTACGAAGCCTGGTATAAAGAAAAAATCGGGTCTTCAATTTAATTAAACTTTGATTAGGAGGCTATTATGGCCGTTACAAACTTTTATGGTGTAACTTCCCGTGCGACAGGCGACTCGACACACGGACAGAACACTGTCATTCATTACTACGACAAAGCTGGTGTCAAAGCCGCTAACGCAATTGCTGTGTACGCACAGTTTGCAGATCGTAGATCCATGCCCCTTAAAATGGGTACCACTTACAAAGTCTCGAAGTGGCTGCACATCTTCGATCGGTTAACCACTGATCCTGATTTCGCTGCTAAAGGCTACTTGCAAGCCCGGAACATCGTTGATGTTTCTACCGGCCTGGTCGGTGCAGAGCTTGCTGAAGGCGATGGAGCTGTTAACAAGCAGAACATCACCAAAGTAACTATCCAAACTGATTTCGCGCGTTATGGCGAAATGATTGACTTCACCGACGAAGTCGATATGTTCGCAGAGGACATGGTACAGGTACATTACCGCGAAGAGCTTGGCCTCCTGGCTAACCGCAGAGCGGAAGATCTGATCCAGCTCGACATGCTCACCACTACCAACATCGTTTTCGTTGGTGCTGCTGCAGCTATCGAAGATTTGGGTGATGACCTTGGTGACTTGCAAGCCGGCGTAGATGGCGACAATGATGGCCTGGCTAAAGTTAGCTATGACCTGATTCGTACCGCTACCAAGAAGCTGGTTCGTAACCGTGCTCAGAAGAACACTTCAATCGTTACTGGTTCTACCAAGATTGATACTCGCGTTATCAACAAAGCTTTCTACGCCATAATCGGCGCAGAAGTGAAATTCGACCTGGAAGATGTTGTTCGTGCTACTGGCACAACTTCAGCTGACAGCACCGAGTATGCTTATATTCCGGCATACAAATACGCTGATGCCACTAACCTGGCTGAAGGCGAAGTTGGTGCAATGAACGATGTTCGTTTCATTGAGTCTGAATCTGCTGTTATCTATGAAGGCGCTGGCGGGTTAACTCCCTCTACTGTCGTTCCTGGTGACGGTGCTTACGTTGGTACATTGTCTAGTACCGTTCTGACTTCTGCCGAAGCCACAGCCCTGGATACATTCCTTGGCTTGACTGAGTACGCCACTGGTGAAGAGCGTCTTGACGTTTTCCCAATCCTGTTCCCTACCAAGGGTTCATTTGCAACTGTCGGCCTTAAAGGCAACGGCAAGATCAAGTTCAACGCCCAGGCGCCGAGCAAGATCGAGCTTAGTAACCCTTACGGCACTCAGGGCTTCTTCAGCTACAACATGTGGTATGCAGGAATAATCCTGCGCGAAGAGCGTTTGCTGAAAATCTACGTTTGTGCCTCTGCATAAGTCGTAGCGTAACAAGTACAACGGTGGCCCCTGTAATGGGGGCCTCCTATTTAATTAAACAACCTACGGGATTTAATACCATGACTGAACGTGAAAAAATGATCGCTGATGCTCAAGACCTTGAGCTCAAATTCCCTGGCAATATTTCTAACATTAAGCTGAAAGCCCTACTGGCCGAAGCCCAAGGTTTGCCTGTTCCTGATACCTCCGCTGCTCCTGCAGGACCTGCCGTTAAAGCAGAACCTGAAGAAAGCATCAAAGATATCAACATCAATGCCAAAGAGACTCATCGAGAAGCTTTGAGATCTACCGCCCTTCAACGTCGTAAATACGTGAAAGAACAGAAAATAGCATCTTTCAAAAAGCAGATTGTTACTATTACGAATAAAGATCCTCGTGATAATAACGTCACTACGACCGCTTACCTGAGTTTTGAAAACCAATATTTTGGTATGGCGCGTATGGTTCCCCTGGATATACCAGTCGAACTCGAAGTAGCTTTGATAAAGATTGCTGCAGCTTGCACTATGACTCTTCACAAAGACGAAGTTGTCGGAGGCAAACGTACCGGTAATAAAACACCTGTTCGAGTTAAAAAATATGCAATCAGCTATTCGCAAAAGCAACCTGACTAAGGTAGAATTCGTGAATGTATATAGCCGGCAACGAAATAACCATTACGTGGATCCTTGCACCCACTGATACTCCGTTAGCGGCTACTGATTATGATATCAGGTTTGTCCCATCCGGCTTGGACGGGACTTATACGGATGCCGCAATTGTAAACTATGTGGCGCCGACCGCACTATTCGCCGGCAGTATTCAATATCTCTGGACTCCAGCTCAGCCTGGCCACTACCAGATCTTCCTAACTTGTGGCGTTGCGGCTGCTTACACAATCAAAGATAAGAAAGATTTCTGGGTGTTTCCGTCATGAGCTTAACCACACAACCATCACTTATAGCCTTAGGCCCTGCTTCCATTATACCAGCGCCTGTTGAATTAGAGTTTGGCTCTAGCACTACTGAAGTCGAGATGTGGAGTATAGCTACCGACGGAACTAAATTCGTTATAGCTGGCCGGCAAAACGCTGGTGGGTGGGGCGTATTCGTTACCACCGGTATGAACTTTGATAGCTGGACTTTCCATGCCCAGGCCATGGTTACTGACACACCGAAAAACCCGCACATTGCTTACGGCAATGGTAAATGGGTAATGACTACGTACTACGGAAGAGAAGCTTGGCACTCAACTGACGGAATTACCTGGATTGCTGCTACTACCGTACCAAGCGGCCCATTAAGAATAGCCAGCTACATCACATACCTTAAAGAAAAGGATGTGTTCTATATGGGTAGGGAGCATGGCTGGTACTCAATTGATGGTGGGGTAAATTGGCTCGATCGTGGTCTACTACAGACATTCCCTGAAGTAGGGTTTTACGATTGGATAGAAAGCCCGCCAGGCTTTGCTGGTACTACCTTTTTAAGTATGGGACAAGAACGAAGTATCTACAGCGGAACCACGAATCAGACGATGTCCGACTTTACGTTATTTGCTGATGGCACCTTATGGCCTAGCTTACCGAATATGAATCACATAGCTACTGACGGTGTAAAAACAGTAGCTTTTAGTAGTTCCTGGGACGCTGCATTGATGACAAGTCCTGGGATATGGAATGGGTACAGTTTAACCGGGGATAGTCGAGCTAACGCGTTACTGTTTATAAAATACTTCCCTGGTGAAGCCAAATGGTACGCAGTGTGCCAAGACGCTACAAACCCTATACTATCCTCTGATGACGCAATAAATTGGGTTCACGACGCTACAACCCCATTCGAAGGATTCGAACTTTTTCCTTCCTCGTTACCAGATTCTTATCTAATTGGTGGGCAAAGAGACCCTGGCATGCCGGCTAATAGTTTTGCTGTAATCACACAAGAGGCGCTCCTTAATCGTGTAGTTTTTAAATTATGAGTTTTTACGCAAAAGACAGCACGATAACCATTACCTGGTATATCAATCCTACGGGCGCACCACCAGTGAAAGCAGATTTTGATATCACTCTGGTAGCGCCAAACGGCGTTGCTGCTTATACCGATGATGGGATCACAACCTATGTTGCTCCCACAGCAACTGTACAAGGCATAGTTACGTACGATCTGACTCTGGCTGACGTAGGTCTTTACCAGGCAACCTTGTCTATCGGAACAAATGCCGTACACGTTGTGAACGCACACCGTGAAATATTTTCCGTAATTCCCCCGGCTCACGTAATTACTGGTGCTGCTCCGAGCTTGACTCAGGGCCCACAAGTTATTCCGCCATCTGCTCCGTGATTATTCATGATAACACCGACTTATTAAAAGAATGGAATTTCTCTTAACGTTAAAGTAAACTAACCCAATTCAATAGGAAAAAATTATGGCTTCAGTATCACTAGACGATCTCACAAATGAGATTACCCCGACAGAGGGCACCGGAATTCTGGATGTTCTCATCGAGAAATTCGAAACTCGTATTCAGGAACAGTATGACGCTGGCCGTCTTGTCGGAGCTGAGTTCGCTGCCGCTTATGTCCAGGGCTATGCAGATATTTTAAAAGCAGCTATCGGATTCCTCCTGGAAAAAGATAAAGCTGCTACAGATGCCATGATCGGCGAAGCTACTGTCATAAAGCAGTGGGGATTCGGCGTAACGACTGATGTCAACGGAGACCTGGTCCTTGGCGCAAGTACTGGTACCGGCCTCATTGATCACCAGATTACTGATGCAGAGAACAAAGTCGATCTGACTATCGGCCAGGTTGCCAAAGTCTACGCAGACATAGCTCTCGTAGGACAGAAGCAGGTAACTGAAGTGGCTCAGACTGTTGATCCAACCGGTGGTCTGCTGAACGACAAGTCCAACCTTATCGCAGCTCAGACCTTAGGGTTTGCTAGTGATACCAAACAGAAACTCCTCAAGCAGCTGTTTGACGGTTACGCTGTTACATTATCGATTGCTGGTACAGCAACTGTTCCTAATGCAGCTACCGAGCCCGCAATTGACGCTCTGGTCCAGGAACTGCTCGACGATATTGGCAGCACCGCCACAGTGAATACAGCAGCCACACCTGATCTCGGGGCATAATGAAACAACAAATACTCGATCGCCTCAATGAGATAATCATTGAGGAGAAAGGGATTCGTGTCACCATGAAAGATACGTGGAAAGACGCAGAGCTCGATAGCCTGGGCACAGTGATAACCATCGCCGTGCTAGAGTCAGACTACCCTATCTTCAAGGATGTGCCGATCGACGCCGACGCACTATCTACCTTGGACTTCACAACTTTAACCATACGGGACCTTGTAAACCAATGCAGATTATCGATTATCAATACCTCCACGGAACCCACGCTGATAGAGGCTTCGTCGCAATAACAGAGTTGGTACGAAACAAACCTGCAACTCCACAATTTATTGAGCTCACGAATTTAAACATAGAGCTTACCGTACCTACGGCGTTTATATACATAGCTGGGACCCAGGTCGACCAGTCAGAGTCCGGTATTGGTGTGTCCCAGGGAAAATACCGCCCGGCGCTTAAAGATTCAACGCCATATGTGGCCCATCAGTGGGCTTCTACATTCAAGAATATAGAATTGCTGCGATCGATGGAAGTCGTTAATGGTACGTGCGCATCTGCTATCCACGCCATAAAACGTGCTCATGAGCTACTTTATGACCATTTGAGTGGCGTCGAAGAGATTATTATCATCGGACACGAACGTACCACCCAGGACACAATGCGCCTGTTCAAGGAGCTTGGTATCAAAGTAACCTGTGGTGACGGTTTTGTATACATGAGGTTGGGGAAAGGCATAGAAATTAGCAAGCCACAGTGGCTCTGGGCGTATAACGCTAATCCATTTATGTTCACCCGGGAAACTTTAAACAACCTGATTCCTGCCTACAAAGTTGGATATGTGAAGCTACACGGAACCGGAACTAAATCAAATGATGAAGCTGAGGCTGACTTAGCAAGATTTGCTACGCCACTGGAGTACAAAGGACATATAGGGCACACCCAAGGGATCAGCGCTCTTCTTGAAACTTGTCTATTACTGGACGATTCGAACATAAGAGGCAGGATCCTGGTTGTAGCCAACGGCCTGGGAGGTTACTATGGCTCTTTTACGCTAACGAAACCAAATGCCCGTTCTTAAAGAGATCTTTGATAGGAAACTAGAGTGTCGCCGTTGCTTGACGTCGGACATAGATCCTCATTTCGACCAAATAAAACACTGGATACCTGAAGATCAGCACGCAGAGTTTAAAACTCGTATGGCCCTCAGCGTCAACGAAAACCACGCCTGGTGCAGCGAGAACACGTTCCTGTACTACACAAAAGAAAATGAGCGATTAGCCCATGGGGTGGCTATATTCGGAATGAATAACCCTGTGGAAATGCTATCTCTGTTCACCGGGGTATTTTATTTTAGCGATCGTGAAACATGCATGCTCCGTTTCGCGTTACACCCAGGCAAGATGATACAGGAATATAAATCCCTACTGACCGTATCCTCAATGATGCGTGCTCATGCAAATCCTAATCACCCGTTAATGATCCGGGTTGACCATTTCAGACAGAAGATGATTAAACTGATTGATAAAGAGATCAAGAAATGAGCGCCGTAATCAGCTTCATTGAAGATGTTCTAACCGCTGTATGGGACGCCTTTACAGACGTAGTAAAAGCTGTGTGGGACGCTGTAGTCGAACCTATCCTGGAAGAGGTATTTTCCTGGTTTGGTATCGAAGATGAAACGATAATAAACGTTCAACGAATATCAAGTCGAGTCTATAGCCAAAATACTATCGATGTTTACGAAGCTGGGGTTGCTCGAGCTGTTCTAAATATGGTCCGAAACGAGACCGACTTCTTTCCAAATTTCATGGCTCAAGTATTTAGAGTCAAAGGTCAGCTTAAATCATATTTCCGTTACGGTGAGCTCGATCTTTTCTGGAATGGCCTACCTGAGATGGTATTAAAGGGCACATTTGTTAACTTTGATGATGTGCAATTAGCTTTGGATGCTGAACTTGGATCTACCCATACTGTACTAAGCGCAATCGACAGAAATCCTACCGAGTTCCAGTATTACTACTGGGATATGAAGACAACCCACAACTATAAGGCTTGGCTGAATACCCTGACCTTCACCGATACACTGTATGGAGCCACTCGAGAAGGATGGTTTGTCGACGATATAATTTTTAACTCCGGCCCTAATAATTACACGATCTCTCTTAGTCGTACGATGGAAACTGCGGAATTTTTTATCTACGGCCCTAGCCAGATCACCGAAGGAGAAACTGCCACTTACACAATCAGGTCTAACCGGGTGGTGCCCAGCGGCGAACAGATTACGATCGGCTTCAGTTACGCAGGGACTGCGGTAAACGGTGTCGACTTCACTGAGGTTGCCTCGGTTATCATGCCTCAGAATGTGGATGAGATCACAGTAGATCTAGTAACCCTCGAGACAGGAAACGCCAACAGAACCATGGCCATAACCATTGCCACATTAGATAATGGGACCGGTGTATTCGAACATGTAAATATCAATGCGCTCGATACGGTGACTACGACCATCACCGACGATGACGCATTGCTATTGACGATGAGTGATCAACTTACTGAAGAAGCCAATACCACCATTACGATCGATGTCGTACTGAACCAGGTAGCTCCGTCTGGCGCCTTTACCGTGGACTACACCTTCACAGACCTGGGAGGTATAACAGGAGGAGTTGATTACGACAACACGCCGGGCACACTAAGTTTTGCTGGTACGAATGGTGAGATCCAACAAATAACTGTCGACATCTTTGCTGATGTAGCTAATGATGATCTCGAGCAGTTTCGGGTATCCTTACTCAATTCTTCAGATATAGACGGCATAAATATTGGTGCTACTTCAACAGTTACAATTCTCGATAAAACCAGTGACCCTACCCCAGGCACAACATTGATATTGGATAGCTTCATCAAAACGCCGGCTTTTGTTAAAGAACCATCTATTATTGTCACATACTCAGATGATAGTGAGCCTCCAGGCCAATTCCATTACTGGGTCCATCCTCACAGTGATATTACATACGATTTGGCAGCAACTCATCAGTCTATAAGCGATCTGCAAATGATGCCATTGGCAATTATTAGAAAAGAGAAAACGCAGTGGGATGTATTACACGCCCCTCTCTCCCCAGAATTCTTTACTACCAGGATGTTAATGTCCCGTGTGGGTTTAGATATTAATCAGTTTCTTGACGCAACTGGAGCTAACCCGGATATAGCCCAGATCGATGATTCTTACCTTAATTTTTCTGTTAGCCCATTTGACACGAACCCAATCGTTTCTAAAATGTTGTGGCTACAGTGGGAGCAAATCCTGATCACCTCCGGCCTGCAGTCCAACGTAGATCTACTCTCGGCCACCTTAAAAGAAGGCGACATTGAGAATGCTATCGTATGGTCTGGACATACAGTCAATCTTGGAGTAGCTGGCACTATAGCAGCCACCGGTAGCTATATACACTCCACTACCGTAGCAAATACATTAACTCTGCAGTACCAAAAAGTAGATAACTTCTATGATGAAATGGTACTGACCAATGTTAATGGTATGACATCGATCAACTATCAAACTTATCACGAAGTTGCTCTAAATACTGTTGTAGACGAGAATTTTACTATTCCTATATCCTGGAAGATCTTCGATGAGGTCCCTGCTCGAGAGCAGATGGAAGTGTTCCAATACCTTTGTAGGATGGATATGAACGCAGTCGTTATTACTCACCTGGAGTGGTACGAGACATCAGCTTTCCTTGACCTGTTTGAGTTCGTTTTAGTCATTATATTGATTATAGTTACTGTCATATCCTTTGGTACAGCCTTTAGTGCAGCCACCTCAATTTACGCAGGATTCCTGGCGATAGTCGAACAGCTCGTAGTGAACTGGGCTATTGGAGAGCTCTTTATATTCGTAGCGAAACACAGCGGTAACAACTTCCTAACAGCATTAATTATAACTATTGCTGCAGTATACTCAAAAAATCCGGATATGTTTAAAGAGCTGGCCCTGATGTCAGGTGAACAACTACTCGACACAGCCCTAGATTTTGCCCAGGAGGTTGGTACACTGTTCATAGATTTGGAAAACTACCAGAATGCTGAAGATATTGAACAAAAACAGCTTGCGCTTCAAGAGCAGGAAGATCAGCTCGAGGAACTACGGGAGCACAGACCTGATGTTTCAGCTTTAGAGAACAATTTTGTCTTCGCTTCGCAGATGGACTCAGTGAGTACCGGTAACTTCAACGCTATACAGCAAACGTATAACTATGATACTTTATACAACTATGATAATATCGTGGGCAATTATCATGAACAACAACTCCTGACTGGGGTTTCATAAATGAGGTACTCATATGCCAGGCTTTAATCCAGGTGGTTCAACAGGCGGTCTTTTTGGTGGAAATTTAGGCGGAGGCTTATCTGGCGCCATTAGTGGTGGCGGTGGCTTTAACTTAGGAGACATGTTCGGTGGCCTCACCGACTTCTTAGGAAGCAAAGGTGGTCAGGGTCTCTTAGGTTTAGGCAGTCTTGGCCTACAAGGCTTTGGTCTCAAAAAATCTCTCGACTTTCAAAATGACCAACTCGGCCTATTGAAAGACCAGGAAAACCGTGCAGCTACTGCGCAGAACCTGCAGACAGGTAATTCCTTATCACTGGCTTTGCAAACAACTACACCGGGTACTCCTGAGCATGAGCGCATAAAAGCGGCAATTGCTGACCAAACATTCCAGGTGTAACCATGGCCGGCCCACAATTTTTCGTACCCGGTCCTAGCGTTCGTCCGAACTTCGGTTCACCGGCAACATTCATCAATCAGATCTCAAAAACCCTTAGTGGTTTTGGAGAAAGACAGGTTGCTGAAGACAAAGTCAAAGCAGACAAACTATTCCGAGAGCAAACCCTAGCCCAAGCCGATCGTAAGCAAGACTTCCTTGAAGGCGCCGATGCGCGTACTGAGCTCAAGCGTGTCGCTGAGCTGGCTCGAGACAACGAGAAAACCCAAACTATACAAGGCATGGCCGAAGGTCTTCAATTCGCAGGTGGCGATAGGTTTACTGGTTTCGAGAGTATACTCTCCCAGGACCCTACTTATGCTGCTCTTGATGACGCCGGCAAGCTTGCTGCACGAAACAAATTCATTAAGAACAATCCCTCAGCATTGACTCCTCCTAAACAATTTGGAGAAGACTTGGCTGCGCAGCTCGGCGGTAGTGGTCTATTCACCGGTGCTGAAATTAAACAAGCTGTATCTGATCAAATTAAGCAGAGGTACCCAACTGCAGATCCATCGATAATTAAAAGTCTCCTGGCTAAGCCAGAATTCAAAATTGGTGATTCCACAGGAAGCCGCTCTGGTAGCAGGTCTGGCAGCGTTAGCCTTTTAAGTGGCCAGACAAACCAGCCCAACAAGACTGAACAAGTAAATTCGGAATTTGAAAGCCTGGGGCTAACCGATAAAAAAACAGCAACAACTCTTGGTGTTGAACATGACGATATTGAGATCCCGATCTTTGGTAAGATATTTGGAAAACGAAACGTAACCCAACAAAATTATAACCAGGCCCTAGCCGCTCTCGAGCGTGAAGGCAACAGTGTATCTTCATCAATCGCTGCTTTGCGTAGCGTTATTGACGGTAACCTGGAAACAGATGTTGACTTGGGCAACCTCTCTGGCAAGCAGCTTAAATCGCTGAGTGCCTTGGCTAAAAAGAACGAAGCTCAACAAACCCAAATTTTCAACAAAAGAGGAGGTGGTATATCTGATGCTGGCCAATCAAGCACAGGGAGTCCGGCTGACATCGTAAACCAGGTACAACAGTTTAACCAAAGGTTACTCTCGAGCCTTACCCCTAGTGCGGATAGTGATGCTCAGGTAATATCTTCATTCTTAGATAGTCTCGGATCTGCCCCACATGGCGTTAAGTCCCGTGGTACTGGTAATCTCCAGACATCCCCCGGCAAGGCGGGTGACAACCAGGGAGCGGGGAAAAAGATCCTCACTCCCGAGGTTGCACCTGCACCTGCACCTGAGGTAGATCCTGAATTAGAAAAACTAGTGGCTGCAAAACAAGCTGAGCCTACGCCGGCTGAGTTCCCTAACATTGGTGTTCCCCGAGGAATAGAAGCAACAGCTAACAGTGTGTCAGACTTTATACAGAACGCTAATCCCGTACCAGCAATTGGCAAGTTATTCGAAAACTTAACTCCTCCTGGACCTGGAATACTTGATCCTAGATCGGCTCCAAAGCCTGACGAAACACAGCTGCGTGCAGCTCGCCAGGCACAAGTCGATGGACTTTCCTCTACAGATAGAACTGATGCTCTTCGCCACGCCAAGCTATTAAGTAAGGAAGGCAAAATAGGCATAGGTGATGCTGACGGTGAAGGGTCCAACAGGGAAGAAGCTCTTCTAATTGCGTACTTCAAGTACATTGAGGGTCAACCGGGATAAACCGATGGCCCTAACTCCAGCTGAGATCCAATTTAAACGATTGAATGACCCATATTTTGGCTTAGCCGAATCTGTGTCAGCGCCTTCGCTTGCTATGCAGAAAGGCATCTCCAATGCTTCAAAAGAAGTAGAGAAGAAACGTCGCATAGATCCAGCAGCACAATTATCCGAAGAGCAGCTCCAAGCAGACCTGGAGGCAGCAAGTGGCCAAGGCTCGAGCGCTGGCCTTTTAGATATAGCAGAATCCTCATTCTTTAAAAGCAGAGAAAACATATTCGATCTTATCAGCGGCAATAAAGGCACGCCTGGTGTCGATCGAAACCAAGAGAATCAAGAATTCGCAGACCTCCTTGCCGGTGTTACTCCGGAAGATCGTCAACGCCTGGTTACTGATAACCAAGATAAAGTTATTGAGTCACTGGCCCAAGGTGGGTTACAAGGGCATCTCGATGCTTTAGGCCACGCTATTAAGGCCGGGCCAGGAACACTGGCTGATTCAGCATCTATACTGGGAGAGATTGGCGTAGGAGCTTTATTGACAGCGACTGGTGTTGGTGCCGCTGGAAGCGTAGGTTTAGCCGCTAACCGTGGCCGTAAGGTTATTGAAGGTGGTAGTAAAATATTCAAGGCACTCGACAAAGCCAAAGGCGCCTTATCATCTGCTGCCAAAGCAGCAAGCCAAGTCAGTATCGCTGCTGTGGACATTACCCAAGGTAACGTTAATGATTTCAGAGCTAAGCAAGGAAGAGACCCTACCCGAGGGGAAGGAGCTCTCATGCTTGGCCTGAACCTGGCTACAATGATGCCAACGCCAAGTATCATAAAGAATTTATTCGTACCTTCATTCAAGAAGGAGATCAAAAAAGAAATAGGAAGTGTGGTAAAAAATGTTAAAGGCAAATCAAACTTTAAGTCGATCATGTCTCGAGTATGGGATGCTTCCAAAAAGATCACAGTCGCAGGTGGAGCAGAAGCCGCACAGGAGTACTTCCAAACCTGGGCAGAGGAGATCAACGTTAACCTGGCGCCTGCAACTCGTAAAGATTTTTGGGGCGGTGTGCTGGATGTAGTTAAGAATGAGGATAGCCAGTTTGCAGCTAAAGTTGGATCCTTCCTTGGTTTCGGAGCAGGCGGTGTTGCCCGTGCAGGAATTGCAGCTCCAGGCGTCGCAGTGGGCACAGCGGTCGATACCGCCGTAGGCACAGCCAAAACCGGAGTTAAAGCAGCCGTAGGGTTGACAAAAGCTGCCGGCAAGGTTGCCAAACACGTAACCGATAAAAGAGCATTTCAGGTCCTATCCGAAGAAGAGATAAACGAAATCAAGGGTGATCGTGACAGCCGTAAGGTGATTGTAGACGCCAAAGTCGCTGACTTCCAAGCTACGGTAGATACGATTGAGGCCGCAGATATTATTGAAGACCTACGTCTGGATGAGGAGATCTCAAAAAAGGTATCAGAGCTCATACAAGAGAACGAATTCACTGATGCCGATCTCAGGAAACCTAAGGTCATAAAACAGCTGAAGAGGGAGCTGGTCAAACCGGTTAAGTCAAAGATTGCACTCTTAAAGATTGAACTAGAGGCCGACACTGGTGTCGCGGTCGTTAAACAGGCGTCCAAGAATGTGCAGCGTAAAACAGTAGAAGCAGCTAAAGCTGCAGTTGAAGCTGTGTCCCCTGGCGTAAAAGCTGTTATACAAACTGTAACAGACCTCGAGCTTGGAAAGAAAGCTGTCAAGGCCGTAGACGAGATCCGCTCGAGTACAGCTCTCGGAATGATAGAGCTCGCTACGCATGCCAGCAAGAAAGAAGTAAAACAAATCCTGGAAGCTGCTAAAACTCTCGACAAGCATGACCTGGATCGGGTAACTGCTGTCATTGGAGAGATGAAGCCAGAGATTGGACGTCAACTCTTGAAGGTACAAAAAGCAAAGGATAAAGCTCTCGAGCGCACCGGTCTCAAACGTGATGAACTAATTAACGAAGCAACTCTGAATCCAATCATTAAAGATGTGGCCGACCGCGGATCGATCGATGCCGGTGAAGTAGCCTCTGTCAGCAAAGCACTGAATGAAACGGTAGCTGGCAATATTGATGACATGTCGTCTCTCAAAAAAGCTGAAGCAGCACTAGCTGCAGTAGAGGCGTCTGAAGACTTTAAGAACCAAACGAATGGCGCCATGAGCCGTGATGGAGCAGTTGCTGTGAAACGCAAGCTCAAGAAAGTTAGAGACAAACTGTTAGGCCGGCCTAAGGAAGTTAAGGATAAAGTTACCGGGGCTGTTGACTCAGTGGTCAAATCAGTAAAAGGCACATTGGATAGTGGTAGCAAACTCACGCCAGAAATTACAGACAAAATGGAAGCCTTAAAAGCTCTTCGTAAAATCGTCAAGGACCTTAAAAACAAGGCTCAAGACGAGCTCGATACCGGCACCAGAACAGCTGCTGATGCGTTCCTCGCCGAGCATAAGAGACTAAAAGCGAAAGCTGACAAGCTGGATAAAGAAATTGATGCGGACCTGGATATACCAGAAGGTGAGTCTCGAGGTTCAGATGTTGCTTTAAGGGCAGCCTCAGCAGTCAGTAGTGCAGTAAGTGAAGCTGTCGAGGAATTCAATAAGGTCGAAATTAACTCAACATTCCAGGCTGTGATTGATGGCGTGCTCGAGACTTTAAAGGATCCCAAGCTGGACGATGCCTTGGCAGACAGTGCTGACATATTCCTTAAACAGATGAAACAGTTTGGTGTTAGGACCAGAGGTGAGTTCGAATCCTTTGTAGAACAGTTTCCGGACCTAAAGAACAACTCGACATTCTTTAAGCGTCTGGACCAGGCATACCCAACTACTTTATCTGCCGACCAACTATTTGATAACGTAGTCACAAAAGGTCTTGAAACTATTACGAAATTCAAGGAAGCTTATAACTCAATGGTACCAGGGTGTAGAGTATAATGGCTTGCATAGACTTCAAAGACTTCCAAAAGCTTATCGTCGAGTTCGACCAAAAGGTCACGATCGACAAGCAGAAGGATAAAAATTTGCGTTACGACGTATGGAAAACTACGTCCAAAGAGGTATCCGCTTTAACGGATAAACTGAATATATCCGCTTTACCGGATAGTACGCAATCTTTACGCATCCTCCGAAAAATTACCGGAATGCTCAAAAGAATCCGAGAATCAGACGCAACCGGCGGATCGATACAGGATGATATATTTAATCACGACAATAATATAGAAATGAGTATCGCTTTGCACGAGCTCATGGAGTCTGTCAAAGGCGAATCTGACAAAGCCCGTAACCTTAGCATCCCTGTTTCTGCGATAAGTATCAGTGGCGTGCTGCCGGCGCTTCCTAGATCTCGAGTTGCTGCCAGTATTGGCCGCAAAATAGCATACCAGAAAGGATACCGATTCGCGCGTGCAACAACCGATGAATCTGCAGCCCTGATCGAAAGTTTGTACTACAATATCGGCGATGCTGCACTGGACCAACTCGAAGAAGCAGGATACATCGAAAAAACAAAGACGGGTGTAACTACCATCCAGGATTACCAAAGCAAGGCGGACCTGAAGAAGGACTTTCCGAAGACCAAACCAACCCGATCGGACATAGTCTCTGTTTCGCTGAACGAGAAAAAGCTGGGAATCAAGCCTGGAAGCACTGAAGCCTCCTACTTTCTGAAGCGCAGTGAAGCTGATCTGACTGATACGGACCTGGGTGTGGTTACCGAAAAGCTTCGCATGGTGAATCTGGTCTCTCAACCTAATACTATCGTATTGCCCGATCCGGAACCTACTCAAACCGCAGAAGAGCTTGCTCAGTGGGATGATGGCATTCTATCTCCAGACAGTAAAACTGCCGCGGCAAGAAAGGCCATATATGAGAAGCCTTTATTCGTAAATAAGGCAATACATGAGTTCATGCAGCTACTGAATGAGGAGACCCTCAATACAGGCAAGTCTGCGACGCAAAGAATTAACGAGGTGTTTGGGACCCGAAAGAATATGGTCAAATCTCTCTTCGGATTAAAACGCTCCGATGACTTCTCGATCGACAGAAAAGAATCT